TGAAGACATATAATGAAAACAAAACTAATATCAGCACCATCTCCAGCAGTCAGTCTTGCAGAGGCGAAGTCGTACTTTCGCATCTTGCATGATGATGAAGATGCCGATATTAGTCGAGCGATTATGGCAGCACAGGAGAAAGCAGAACAGATAACCAATAGAGTACTTGTCAAAAGTACTTTTGAAGTGACTGTAGATGACTTCTCAGATGTAAAACTTGAAAAGACACCTCTTTTAGACGTGAGCAAAATAGAGTACATCTCTACAGATGGCACGATCAAAGAAGTGACAGAGTTTGTGTATGAGATGAACGTCGTAGATGACAGAGCCTTGGTCATGGTACTTGAAGTACCTTCTGACTTGAAATCAGGCAGAGGTAATGTGACTATTACTTATGAGGCTGGATATGAGACTGTACCTTCACAGATACAGTCTTATATTTTGATTCATGGCTTAACGATGTTTGAAAACAGACACCTCTCCAAGGTAGAGGGAGAGATAGACGATGGTAGTACGGCGTACTATGGTCATCTTCTCGACAGCTATAGGATTATCCCCGTATGAGTAGAGTAGGAAGTAAACGGCATTTAGGTGTCATATACGCTCTTGTACAAACTAAAGATGCAATGGGTGGTCCCACAAAGCAGTGGGCTGAGTTTTGCAAGGTTTGGTGTAGCTTAATTCCTATCAAGGGTACAGAGCGTTGGTACTCTGATGAGAAATATGCTACAGCCACGCACAAGGTAAACATACGCTACCTGCACGGCATAGACCCTAAGATGCAACTGGTGGTGCGGGGTCGTACTTTTGACATAGTATCGGTCACTAACATAGGTGAACGAGACAAAGAGATGCAACTTATAGTAGAGGAGGACGCTAACCATGACTGATGATTTTGCAGAAGTTAAGGGAGTTCTAAAAAAGCTACCTGCTATTTTGCAACAAAAAGTTGTTACCTCTGCATCTCGTGCAGCCGCTAAAGTCATAGCAGATGATGCAAAACAAAGGGTTGCAAGACGTACAGGTCTGTTAGCATCTAGCATAGGCGTAGCAAAGGCGAAAAAACGAGACACACCGCACGGTGTAGTTAGATTTTATGTCATCCCTAAAACGAAAGTGGTCATCTCTAAAAGGGTGGTCGTAGACGGAAAAAAAGGAAGGTTAAGAGCAAAAACGAGGGGTTACCATGGGCATTTTGTAGAGTTTGGAACGAAAAAGATGAAAGCACAACCATTCCTTCTGCCAGCGGCGAAAGCCAATGAAAGCAAGGTGGTTAAAGTGTTCAAAGAAAAAGTATTTACAGGTGTAGACAAAGAGCTAAGGAAATTGACAAAATGATAACAACAAAACTATGGGAGCACTTGAAGCTAACTGTACCAAGTGTAAACGACCGTGTTTTTGCCAACCTTATGGCTGAAAATACACCTAAGCCAGCACTGGTTTATACAGTAGTCAAGGAGCTTGTAAGAGTCAATATGGGTGGAGCTTGTAGCTCCGACAGAAACTTTAGGACTTGGGAAATCACTGCATATGCAGAGGGCTATGCTCAAAATAAGAGCATCAAAGATGAAGTAGTCTCTGCATTAAAAACATTTGAATTCGATGTTACAGGCATTGAGATAGAGGATGGTTTTGATACTCAATCAGAGCTGTATGCACAGCACATTACATTTAATACAGGAAAAAGGTAAATTATGAAAACAGAAGGCATAAAAGTAACAATAAACAGTAAATTAGTGGGGTGTTTAGACTCCATCGGAACTATCACTATGAGTAGAGATAAGTCAGAAAAGAAGTGTCTCACATCAGGAGACATCCGAACTATTCTTGACAGCATTAAGACAGGAGACCTTGACTTAGGTGTCACTTATGACCCAACAGATGTCACAGGAGCAGACGAGCTTAGTTCTGTGTTTGACACAGGGGCAGAGTGTGTCTTTGCTATAGAGTTATCAGACACAGCGGGGACAAATGGAACTACTTTTACCTGGAATAAAGCAGTTGTTCCTACACACGAAATTAACCCAGACGATAATGGTGAAGTCTCTTCTAAATTTACAGTAGCACCTGGTGGCAAGCCAACAGTTACACCTGCAGCATAGGAGCATATGATGACAAAAATTATGATGAGCGTCCCCGTCACCGTGGAGATAGTGGATAAAAAGAAGAAAAAAGAGGTTCTGAAAGTCGAGGTACGCACCTTGACGAAAGAAGAAAGAAAAGAACGCAGCTCTTTAGAAGAGAAATACAGAGACCTATCAACCTCACTTAACAAGAAAAGTTCAAAGATAGAGAGTATTGCTAAAAAAAGAGAGTACTCTGAGAAGCTTGAAAAATATGATGACGCTTTGTCCTACCAAGAAAAAATGGACATACTCATGGAAGAGATAGAGGACATAACGAAAGAGGTTCTCGAACTAGGAGGAGATGACTTCTTCGAAAAAATCGCACAAGAAAACTTTGAGCTCCTAATTAGTGGGGAGGGGAAAGAAAGACTAGCAGAAATAGCAGAGATTAAAGGCTATACGATGGTGAATAATCTTCTGTATAAAGCTAGAGATGAAGTAGAGGGAAAGCAGCGAAACGTGTAGCCCTTTGTCTCAGAGAGCGAGAGTGTGAAGGGTTACACGACTTTGAATACATCCTCGCAACTGTTTGTTCCAAAAGTGTGTATGCATATGGTGGCATGGGAGTCGTTGGTTATGACTACATATCTGCGAAAGACAACCTCAAATGGGAGGGTGTCTCTGTAAGACAGTGGATACACATAGTTATGCAAGTAGGCATCTACATGTCGCTTAGCAAAGAAGATTGGGACAAGGCAAAACGAGGTAGAACCACAGGTGATGCTGATATAGCTTCGGCTCTCAAGGCCGCCTTTGGTGATGGTATAAACAACAAATAGAAGGAGATAGCGTGGCAAGTGCAGGAACAGTAGTCATCACCATGGATGCAGATGTAGCAAAAGTAGTTGAAGGTATTAAGAAAACACAAAAGCACCTGTCTTCTTTTGAAAAATCAGTCAATAAAGCTAAAAATAATATAGCTACTTTTGCTAAAGCAGCGGGGGCATTCTACATCGTTAAAACAGGGGTAGAACTAGCCAAAAGTAGCCTAGACTCCTTCCTAGAAACCTCCTCACAGTTCGAAGACTACGCCAACCGCATGACAGCGTTTACCTCTTCTCAGTCAGAGGCCAACGCAGAGATAAAAAGAGCTACGGACTTTGCCGCAGAATACAATCAATCCATCTCCAATACTCTTGATGCGATGCTTACACTGAAAAACTACGGTATAGATAACACAAACGAGTCACTAAAGATTTTTACGAATACCGCCATAGGTAGTGGTAAAAGTCTTTCACAGTATGCAGAAGCTGTAGCAGACGCACTTACTGGAGAAAATGAACGGCTCAAAGAGTTTGGAATAAAAGCTTCTAAAATAGGGGAGCAGATAGGTTATGTATGGACGGATTCATCAGGAAAAACTAGAAATGTACTCATCGATAATAACAAGGAGATTATTAACTCTACACTCAATGCTATCATGAATGAAAAATATGTAGGGCAGATAGAAAAACAAGCGTCTTCCTGGAAAGGTTTAATGCAAGGTATTTCTAACCAGTGGACTTTGTTTAAACTAGATGTCGCAGATGCTGGGCTACTTAATTATTTTAAAGCATTCGCACAGACTGTTCAGCAGTCACTAGAAGGGGCGTTTTCAGATGCAGGGGGGATGGCTAAGGATTTAGCTAAAACAGTTATGGATAGTGTGGAGTCCATGATTAGAGGTGCAGGTTTTGTCTATGACTCATGGAATGGCATTGGATTAGTGTGGGCTGTTATCAAAAATGCGGCATTTGAAGCTTTTGTTGCCATAAGTGAAGCTATATCTAAATGGCCACAAATCATATCTGACAGAGGTGTAGACATGCAAAATTCTTTTGGTGCGACTGTCACAAGCATCAAAAAATTATGGTACAGCATGATTAATTTTTTAGGTAAAGAATGGAACGAATTTTATAGTGATTGGGCTTTAGGAGTAAACATCTTATCTGAAAAAATAGGGTCTGATTTTAGGCTAGAAATACCTAGTTTTTCTCCTACTGTTGTAGAAGATTTTAAAAAGATAGGCTACGCACAAAGGGAAGTTTCATCAGAGACTCAATACTGGCAAAGAGCCTTGGCATCGTCCAATGTGGAGATGAAAAAACTATTTAAAAGTGTGGCAGACGAGGACGGCACAAGGGGGGCTAACGACTTCATTGAAAAATTACATGAAAATTTTAAGAATGTTGGCAAAGATGTTGGAGACATAGTAAAACAAAAAGAAGCAGCGGTAAAAGCACTAAACGACATAAACGCAGGGTATGGGGGGATAAGCACAGCATCTATTAAAGCAACAAAATCCCAAAACAAACAATTAGATAAAGCTTTAAAGTACTGGCTAGATATAAACAAACTTAAA